CTTGCACTTTTAAATAAGGAAGCAGCATACAAGGATTTGGCAAAGTATGATAAGTTGAATGCCGCCCCGCCTGTAGAGTATGAAACCGCAGCTGAGGCCATGTTAGCATATTTCCAACCTTTCTTCCGAAAAGAGACTCTCCCACTTAGTTATCAACAAGGTTTTGAGAGAACTCCACATTCAACAGTTCCTGGTTTTCCATGGTATGTCTTAGGACAAACAAAGAAGCAGGTTATGGAATCCGCTCTTTTCCAGGACTGGTTTGTGAATTGGTGGAATTCAGGGTGCCCACGTAGTTGCATCTGGTCCACTGCATTAAAGGAAGAAATTCGTCCAGTGCCAAAATTACTTGAAAATAAGATTCGTACTTTTATTATTGCCCCTGTGCATCATGTGCTTGCTTGTGAGATGCTTTTTGGAATATTTTTAGATCAGTTGATGTTATCCTGGCCCGCACTAGGACACGCTATTGGTTTTGATAAATTCCATCTTGGTTGGAATCGTCTGATACAACGTTTTGAGAAACACGAATATGGGAGTGCTGAAGATGTTAAACAATGGGATTCATCCTTCAAGCTTTGGCTTCTCATGTTTTGTAGTGAGTTAATTATCACTCTTGCTAATTTCAAACGTCCCCAAGATAAAATTCGTGCTCGTAATCTTCTTTCTGAATTGTTTGCGTCTATTATTATGACCCCTGATGGAGAAGTTTTTATGAAGTTTACTGGGAATAATACTGGTTGGTGGGGAACTGCAGTTTTTAACTGTTTGGGAAATATCCTCATCACCTTTGTTCTTGGTGTTCGAATTTATTGCGCTCTCGAGAAACAAAAACCAGAAGAAATTTCTATTGATAAGTTTATCCGCTGGTTTTTAAATGAAATCACATTTTGTGTCATGGGCGATGACAAAATGTCTACATATTCAGATCTCATTCGACATACATTTACACTTACCGACCTTATGAAGGTTTACCCTGATTGTGGGTTTGAAGTTGAAAGTCTTACTACTGATTATTGTCACTTTCG